TAAAGTTGCGTCATAACTAGACGTTAAAAGGTCTTTTAAAGCTTCATAACAGCTTTAATCAACAAAATTAAACATTTCAAGTTTTTTAATAAATATAAAAATATAAGAGGAAATATATGTCTAATGGCATTAATGCGCCTTATGGAGCATCGATTGTTCAATCTCAAATAGGAAATGGCGGAACACAAAAACTAGGTCAGTATTTAATTGCTGCTTCGCCAGATGGTAAAGAGACTCTAAATCAAAATATTTTTCAAGGCGATATAGTTACCTATGCAAAATTAGCAAGTAATTTTGTAGATTCTAAACTTAATGGTACTATTGTTCCAAGTTTAACACCTAACGCTGGTTTTCCAGCTACTCAAGTAGGTGGACAGCCTGTAGGAATTTTTATGGGATGCATTTTTATTGATGCATTAACAGGTTTTGAAGTGAATTCTGATTATTGGCCAGCTAGTCAACAAGTAAGAGCTGGTACACCAGTCATTGCTTTTGTTAATGATGATCCGGAAGTAGTATTTAAAATACAAATATCAACTTCTACAAATAACGAAGCTAATGTTCAACAAAATGGTGTAGCACCATCAATTTTTCAATACATATTTTCTGGACAAAACATTCAGTTAGGAGTTGGTGGTACAGCATTTACCGTTCCTGTAGGAGCAACCCCTGCTAATAATCCTGCTATAGGTAATTCAAGAACAGGGCAATCAGCTTATTATATAGACGGTAGTACAATTACTTTTGCTACTGCAGGGGGAGCTCAAGGGGGAGGGAGTGGAAATCCTAGCTATGTAATTAAAATTATTGGTTTAGTTCCTGAAATTCAAACATTGCCAAATCCAAAAGGATTAGTGCAAGGCGTTAATATGCCTTTCATTGATGTCTTGTGTAAATTTAATAGTCACATTTACGGATCGGTTGGAACACCAGGAAGATTTTTTTCAGCATGATGATTAACACAAGCAATATTAATAGTCTTTTAGAACCTGGGTTATACGTTCCAAAACCAAAGGTAAAATTGCCTATTAAAACAAAACAAATAAAAAAAGTTAAAACAAAAAAATAAGGTAAAAATTTATGTCAATTATAACCACAGGCAATATTCCCTCGTTGCTACGTCCTGGTCTTTACGAAGTCAAGATGTTATACGAAAGATTCAAAGGAGAATATACCAAATTTTATGAACAGGCAAACTCGGTAAAACATACTGAAAGACTAGTTGATATGAGAGGTACAGGATATGCACTTGAAAAGGCGCAAGGTGCGCCAATTAAGATGGACACAATGGGAGAAAGGTTTATTTATGAATTTATACATAGGGAATTTTCGTTAGGTTTTGCAATTACAAATATTGCACAAGAAGACGACCTGTACGCCGATCAATTTTTTAATGGTACTAAATCATTAACTACATCTTATGAGCAAACACGAGAAGTGATTGCAATGAATCCTTTTAATCAAGCATTTAATACAGCAGTGTTGCAAGCAAATGGTCAACCACTTTGTTCTGGTACTCAACCTTATGACGGCGGTACATATAGCAATAGAGTTGGCGCATATGGTAACGCTGATATTAGAGTTGATTTTAGTGAAACAGGCGTTGAACAAGCAGTTATATTAGCTGGCAAATTAAAAGATCAAGCGGGATTGCTAATTAATGCGCAAATAGAAAGATTACTTTTGCCACAAGATTTAATGTTTTCAGGTTGTAGATTGCTTGAAAGTGTATTTAGAACAGGCACTGCTAATAATGACATCAATGCAATATATAACATGAAAGCTATACCTCAAGGTTATGAAGTTAGCCACTTTTTAACAAACCCAAGCAATTGGTTTGGATTAACAAACGTTAAAGGTAGTCGTAAGCATTTTGTTAGACGACCTCTTAAGATTAACGTTTCAACAGATCCGGTAACAGAAACTATGTCTGTATTATGTTCTGGTCGTTACTCGTTCGGTATGTTTACGCCTCTCGGTGTGATTGGCTCACGAGGATCTGCAGCTTAGATATTATTATGCAAGAAAAATTTAACAAACTTTTATTAGA